GGCTTTAGCTCTTGCAGGTATAGCAGCAAACACAGCGATAGGTTTTGTTCAAGCATTAAACATTGCTCAAAAATCAGCATCAGGAACGGGACCAGCAGCAGCGTTTGCCTTTCCAATATTCTACGCTAGTCAAATCGCAGCCGTTCTTGGTGCAGCATCACAAGCTAAAAGTGTTTTAAGCACTAAAGCCGCAAGAGGTATGCTATTAGAAGATGGTGGAATGATAAATGGCAATAGTCACGCAAACGGTGGTGTTCCATTTTCAGTAGATGGTCAATTAGGTTTTGAAGCAGAAGGAGGAGAGGCTATAATAAATAAAAAGAGTACTCAAATGTTTAGACCTTTACTGAGTGCTATTAATGAAGCTGGAGGTGGTGTTTCTTTTGCTAAAGGTGGTAAAATAAAGAAGTTTCAAAATGGGGGGATACCTAATAATTTGAGTGTATCATCTGCACAACAGGGATTTTTGCAAAGACAATTAAACTTAGAAGAGTTTTCAAGTACTATTATAGAAGGTATAAATAATAAACAAGTTATAAATGTAGCCTCAAACACAAGTGATGTAGCTACGGAGGTTTTTAATACACAGTCAGAAGCAACTTTTTAATTATGATGATAGATGAAAAAACAAAAGAAAAACGTAGAAGTATCTGCCAAGTTTGTCCCTACAAAAGAGGAAACTTCAAATTATTCGGTATCACTTTATTTAAAAGAATACCACAATGTAAAGTTTGTAAGTGTTCTATATTATTAAAATCAATCTTTAAAGATAGTAAATGCCCTAAAAATAAATGGTAAGAGATAAAGCATTACAAATAAAAGATAAGCAACCATACATTGACGCCTTAAATGAGATTAAAAAAATAAATCCCAACAGAAAGAAAGTAGCTCTTTTAATAGACACTTACAATGAGCTTAAAGGCTATGAGTTATTTCATATAGATAGCTTCTTTAAGTGTGGTGATTGCAGAAGAAATATAAAAAACTTTTGGACTAATATAGTTAATGAATGGAGCAAATAATAGTAAAGGAGCTGTTAAATAAATATGGCATAGATGCCGATAAAAAAACGGTTAGTTCATTTGTTAAAATAATTCAATTAGGCTTTAATGCGACTTGGTTAAAAAACTCTTGCATAATAAAAGATTTTGACACTATGTATAAAAAAGGAATGACAAACACAGCTATATATGTAGAGTTAGGAATAACATATAAAGCTCATCATGATTCTATTAGGAGAATAGTAGCAAATAGAAAAGATTACGAACTATAATTTTAATGTACTATTTATGTACAAAATATAGTTTTGTATATTAATAATTTTGTAATATAATATTTTATGAATATGATATTTAATAAAAAAGAAGATTACACAGAGTTAAGTATTAACGATGAAATCGGCTTTTGGGGGATAAGTCATCAAGACTTTACAAATCAATTAAAAGATGTTGACGGAGATATTAAGTTAAACATTGCCTCTTATGGCGGTGTTGTTACTGACGCCTTTGCAATATATAACTCCTTAAAATCTCATAAAGGTAGAGTTGTAGCTAATATCTATGGAGATTCAGCAAGTTCAGCGACCTTAATAGCTATGGCTGCTGATGAGATTAGAATTGCTGATAATGTTATGTTTTTAATCCACAATGTTTGGGGAGGGGTTACAGGAGAAGCAGATGATTTAAGAAAGTATGCCGACGATATGGATAAAGTAAATGCTAATATAATTAATGTTTACAAGAAAAAAACAGGACTGAATAAAAACACAATTAAAGCTTTAATGAATAAAGGGGATTGGATGACAGCAAAAGAGGCTAAAGAGAATAAGTTAGTTGATGAAATAGTAGAACCTGAAAAATTATTTAACAGAAGTGAAGCGTTGTTAATGAATAGTGTAAATGCTGAAATGAAAGCAGCATTATTAGAAAAAGTAAATAAATTAAATAATAATAAAAATCAATCAGAAATGAACGAAGAAACAAAAGGTTTCTTAGCTACTTTGAAAGATGACATTCTTAACGCAATTAAGCCTAAAGAAGAAGTTGTTGTTGAAGAAGTTGTTGAGAACAAAGAGGAAGCAATCTCAAAAGATGATGTTTCTGAAATGGCTAATTCATTGAAAGCAGAGTTTGATAGTACTATATCTGCAAAAGATGCTAAAATTGCAGAACTTGAAGCGAAAGCAAATGAGGCTGCTGAATTAAAAGCTGAATTAGACAAATTAAAAGCATCTAAAACAGAAGTTAAAGGAGAAGAAAAATCTCCAAATGTAGAACTACAAGCTAAAGAAGAAGGTAAGCCTTTATTTAACTTTTTGGCTAATAAATTAAACGCATAAGAAAATGGCAAATGCAGCAACTACAAGTTTTTCAGTAACATATAACGGTAAATTCGTTACTGATTTATTTTTAAAACCACAAGAAGGTGGTCAAGATATTTTTTCAATTTACCGAGTAATGCCAAATGTAGTAGATAAGGAAAACATTTATATTACTGGAAATTTATCAAAAATATTAAAAGGTAAGGAAGGATGTGGATTTTCATCAACAGGGAATTTTGAGTTAACAGACAGACAAATCCAAACAGAAAGAATCGGGGCAGACTTAGAGCAATGTTGGTCAGCTTTTGAAGGAGAAGTTTTTGAAGAATCTTTAAAGCAAGGTGTTCAAAAAGGAGATATTCAAGGGACTTGGCTTGAAACAACAATTAGAGCTAAGATTATGGATGCTTTAGCTTCTGATATTCCACGTTTACAATGGTGGGCTAAAAGTGGTGCTTTAAGTGCTGATTACGACCCATTTGATGGTTGGATGCAGAACTTCTATGACAACTCTGCAACAATGGGACAATATGCAGCTACATCATCTATAAGTGGAGCTGAAAGTTTAGGTGTTTTACAAACTGATGGAGCTTTAAAAATCTTAAAAAGTATGTATGCTAATCGTACAAAAACTTTAAGAGAGCTGCCAAAGTCAGACCAAAAAATCTACACTACTCAAACAATGTATGACAACCTTTTAGAGACTTATGAAGACACTCAAAGCTCTGCTGGTTTACTTAGATTGATTGATGGAGATGGAGATGAAACTAAGATAATGTTCAGAGGTTATGAAGTTATTGTTGTTAAGGGGTGGGATACTCAATTAGCTGATACGGATAACCCTCACGCAGCAACATTCGGAGCTAATACAACTGTTTGGACTACTCCAAAAAACTTAATCTTAGCTACAAATGTAAGCGACCCTAAATCTCAAATTGAGATGTGGTATGAGAAGAAAGATGAGAAAGTTTATACAAGAATTAGATATAAACAAGGTGCTCAAATCTTACATCCAGAGTTAGCTTCATTGCTTTACTAACATAATATAGGGGGCGTTAATTCGTCCCCTTAACTTAATAAAATAAATATAATGGCAGAATTACAAAATGATGTATTGGTAGACTGTAACAGTAATAACCGTAATGGAGGTATAAAGAGAATATTTGTGTCAAATAGAGAGAACATTGACACTTTTACGGCTGGTTCAGTTAATGATTACACGTCCGTAACTATGGATGCTACTTCTGATGTTTGGTTTGAGGTTCAGATAGATGATAAAGCTGGGTCAATAATTAGTGAGCCAACAAACGAAAATGGAAGCACAATGAATGCTAACACGGTTGAGGCTACAATCCCTAAGTTAGATAAGACTAAGGCTTTTGCTTTACAACAATTAGTTGATAGCTGTAAAGTTATTGCAATAGTAGAAACTTATAATAGCACAGGAACTTACAACCAAGCTTTTGTAGTAGGTTATGATGAAGTTTTAAAAAAGGATGCAGCTTTAATGTGTTTAGTTGCTCAAACTTTAGAAACTGGTTTACAGGGTCAGAATGCTTATACATTAACAATGGAAGGCGAATCAAAAGAATTAATAAGAGAGTATGTTGGTACTATCGTTGCTTATGACGGTGGCTCTAACACTATTGTTAACTTTGGTTCATAATATTAGAGGGTGGTTAATTCCACTCTCTTTATAACATAAAAAATATGTATAAAATAAAAAAGGCAAGTGTAGGAAAGTTGTATTGTTATTCTAAGGGGTGTTTTCCTTTAAATGACAACTTAAAACAATCAGTACTTAAACAACTATTTAAAGATAATTGCGAGCATATATACTATGGAGAAGCAAAAAGAACAAGCGAGGAAACCAAGACATCGGAAAGTACCGCAAAAGAAGATATTAGCAATAACAACACAAGACGCAAAACCGACAGAGGAAAAGCAAACAAAAAACGAACAAACAACTAAATGGTATCCTTTTTTTAAGGATTCAAAAAACACATATATTAATGATTTAGCTTTAAGGGCAAAAAGAAGTCCTACTCATGGAGCTATATTACAATCTAAAGCCACTTATACAGGGGGGCAAGGCTTTTTATTTTTCAAAGATGATGAGCCAATAGCAAAAAAAGATTTAGACACTAAGTTTAAAAACTACATTAGAAGTGTAAATAGACACAACGACACACTACATACCTTATTTGGTTTAGGAGCTTATGACTATGCTTATTCAGGTAACCACTATATAGAGGTTGTAAAGTCAGATACTTACACAAGTTTATTTTATCAAGATGCTTCAAAGGTAAGAGTAAATGATGATACAGCTTTCATAAGTGCTTATTGGAGAGATATTGAAAATAATCCATACTACAATAAAACAGATTATCCAGTTGAAGAAGTTGAGCTTTGGAATGGGGATATTAATACAAGGCAAAAAAGATTTATTTACCACATTAAAAACACAACTCCAGAATATGATTATTATGGGTTGCCAGAGGGGGTAAATGCTTTATTATGGGCTGACATTGAATACAAAATCCCTCAATTTAATTTAGACTTATTTAAGAATGGGTTTTTTCCAAGTATAGCAATGAGTATTATTGGTAGCAACCCTCCAGAGGGAATGACGCCCCAAGAATATGTAGAAGCTATAAGGGACGGTTTTACGGGGGAAGGTAACAATAGTAAAATGTTTATTCAAATGGTTGAGAGCTTAGAACAGGCAGCTCAAGTAACTGAATTTAACACTACAAGGGACGGTCAATTTACAGAGCTTCAAGAATTAGCAACTAAGAATATTATATCAGCTCATAGATGGTTTCCAAGTTTGGCAGGTATTTCAACTGCTGGAGCTTTAGGTAGCAATCAACAAATAAGAAATGAATACAACATTGCTTTAAAAAGTGTTATTATACCTTTCTACCAAAAACCATTATTAGGAGCTTATGAAAACTTAATAAGAATAGCTGGTTTTGATTATGATTTAGACATAATAAATGTAGCTCCAGTAGGAATAGAGGATAATATAGACCCTAAATTAGTATTGACTTTTAATGAGCAAAGAAAAATTTTAGGATTTGAAGCAGACGAAACAAAAGAAGGAATTTATTTAAAAGATAAAAATGAGCCTAACACAGGAAATGATGACGGCGGCGGAAGTGAAAACGGAAGCAATAGTCAACAGTAATTTAGACACAGCATACTTGGATGGTCGTATTTTAGATGCTCAAAGGCATTATATTAGACCATTTATAGGTAATGATTTTTACGAAGAGTTATTAACTCAAATTGCTGCAAGCACATTAACAGTAGCAAATACTAACATAATGGTTTATATAAAAAGAGCTTTAGCTTATTATGTTGTTTATGAGGCTTTACCATCTATTAGAGGTCAAGTTAGTAAAGGCGGTGTAATGGTTAATATAAGCTCAACAAGTGAGCCAGCAAGTGATTTAACTTTTGGGTTGATTAGAAATGATTATAATTCTAAGGCTGAAAGGTATATGAAAGAAATAGATTTTTATATAAAAGATGTTAGAAAGGATGATTCTACTGCTTATCCTTTATACTGTAAAAATCAAACTCAAACAAGTGGAATAATTATATATTAATGATTTATAAAACAGCAATATCACCTTACTCGATAAAAGAAATAGATGCCGAAACACCTCCTTTTAGCCTTGCTTCTGCTTTACACGAATGGAACTATCAAAATGCTACTGATGTTGGCACAACAGTTACTGCCGTTGACACAGGGAGTATAGGTGGTTTTGATATGACAAATCCATCAGCTGTTGAAAAACCAACATTAACATCAAATGGGTTTGGCTTTAATAATGCTGAAGCTTTAATATATAACACATCATCCCCATTTAGAGGGGCAGATGCAATGGGCGTTATACACGCATTAGTTTATTTTGATAATTCAAATCTAACATCATTTTCGACAGCAGACAGCACAAGTAATTCGTCAGACAGATATAGAATTGACACTTTAGGTAAAAGTTCAAGATTTCAAGTGGTAAAGTCTGGTGCAGTAG